TCATCCCCCACAGTATAATTCGGGGGGGATTGAATGCATTGATGCAATGAGAGCAATGTCAGAGGGATCATACGTAGAACCACACCATGCCTACTGTTGGCAAAATGCCTTCAAGTATATCTGGCGTTGGCCTTACAAGAATGGTGTAGAGGACTTACGTAAAGCACGTTGGTACATAGACCGTTTAATTCAAGAGCTAGAAGATGAAAGCTAGAGTACTTATAAGCCTAGAGATAGATGAAGATGACTACCCTGTACCTGTAGATGGAAGTCTACAAGAGGAATTAAATGAAGCTATCTATGCATACATATATGATATAGATGGTATAAGTATAAATAAGATGAGGATAACAACTGATGAACAATAATTATTTGCCTAGTGACTACCAGACATTCATTGCCACCAGCCGCTATGCACGATGGCTAGACGATGAGGGTAGGCGAGAGACATGGGGAGAGACTGTAGAACGTTACCTACAGAACATTGCTAAGACATGGCTGAAGCCTGTTGACCTAGATGAAATGCGTAGTGCTATACTGAGCCTTGAGGTTATGCCTAGTATGCGTTCACTAATGACAGCAGGTAAGGCGGCAGACAGAGACAACACCTGTATGTACAACTGTAGCTACCTACCCGTAGATGATCCTAAGTCTTTCGATGAGGCTATGTTCATCTTGCTTTGCGGTACGGGGGTTGGTTTCAGTGTTGAGCGTCAGTTCATTGCTAAACTCCCTGATATTCCTACTCTTTTCCAAAGTGAAACTACTGTTGTCATCAAGGACAGCAAGGAAGGTTGGGCTAAAGGGTTGAGACAAGTGTTGGCACTCCTATGGGCTGGCGAAATTCCCAAGTGGGATGTGTCTAAAGTCAGGCCAGCAGGTGCAAGACTAAAGACATTTGGTGGTAGGGCATCAGGCCCAGCACCATTGATTGATCTGTTTAACTTTGCTGTCACTACATTCCGACAGGCACAAGGACGTAAGCTGTCCAGCCTAGAGTGTCATGATCTTATGTGTAAGATTGGTGAGGTAGTAGTGGTCGGTGGTGTGCGCCGTAGTGCTATGATTAGTTTATCTAATCTATCTGATGATCGTATGCGTCATGCCAAGTCAGGTAACTGGTGGGAGAATGCAGCACACAGGGCATTGGCAAATAACTCTGTATCTTATTCAGAAAAACCAGACAGCATGGCATTCATGCGTGAGTGGACAGCCCTAATGGAGAGTGGTAGTGGTGAAAGAGGTATATTTAATAGAGAAGCATCAGTCAAACAAGCTGCAAAGAATGGCCGTAGAGAGTCTTGCTATGAGTTCGGAACAAACCCCTGTTCGGAAATCATTCTTAGGCCGAATCAGTTCTGTAATCTCACAGAGGTTGTCATCCGTGCGACAGATAGTCTGGAAGACCTTGCAAGAAAAGTCAGCATTGCAACTATACTTGGAACCATTCAGTCAACCTACACGAACTTTCCATACTTGCGTAAAATGTGGCACACCAATACAGCAGCAGAACGATTGCTCGGTGTGTCACTTACAGGGATAATGGACAATCCCCTTATGACTGCAGCTAACAACGGGTTGGCTGAAACATTGGAGCATCTTAAAAATGTGGCTGTTTCTACTAACGCTGAGTGGGCTGACCGTCTTGGTATCCCTCATAGCACTGCTATTACTTGCGTCAAGCCCAGTGGAACAGTTTCCCAACTGGTTAATTCGGCTTCTGGAATACATGCTCGTCACAGTCCCTATTATATCCGTACTGTGCGTGGAGATAATAAAGACCCATTGACACAGTTTATGATTGACTCTGGCGTACCAAGTGAGCCTGACGTAATGAAGCCTGACGCTACCACAGTGTTCAGCTTTCCTATGCAGTCACCACTAGGTGCTATTCATACCGCAGACATGACAGCCATTGAACAGCTAGACATGTGGCTGTTGTACCAGCGTCATTGGTGTGAGCATAAGCCAAGCGTTACTATCAATGTCAAGTCTGATGAGTGGCTTGAGGTAGGGGCATTTGTTTACAAACACTTTGATGAAATGTCAGGTGTGTCATTCCTACCATTCAATGAGCATACGTATCAACAGGCTCCGTACCAAGACTGCACACAGGAAGATTACTACGCTATGGTTGATGCCTCACCATTGACTATTGATTGGACTAAGCTGTCTTCCTATGAGCAAACAGACAACACTAGTGGTATGCAAACTATGGCATGTACGGGTGATGTATGTGAGATGGTAGACATTACCTAATGCAACTTGAGTTGTTTAATAATCTAAGTCCTCATCCATGTGAAGGGGGCTTAGAATGTAACGACTGTGGTGTAGTTCAACCTGTTGAAAACTTTCAACACATACCATCAGGTGAGATAAAAAGAAAATGTACTACATGCAAGAGAAATCAAGACAGGCTAATAAAATACTTGAAGACTTTGCATCCTTATCCTAATGAAGAATACATATGCCCTATATGCTGTAGGGACATACAAGAAATAGGCAGGAAAGGACAGAAGAGGCTACAATCATGGGTGCTAGACCACTGCCATGAAACTGAAACATTCAGAGGGTGGCTATGTGGTAATTGTAACACAGGATTAGGTGGATTAAAAGACAGTCTTGAAAGAGTAAACAAAGCTAAATTATATTTGGAGAACCATATAGGCAAATAAAAGGAGAACTAGAATGATATGGATTTATGTAGTAGCAATAACACTTACTAACCCAGTAAACGTAAAGAGTTCCTTTCAGATACATGCCCCTAACATGGCATTTAAAACAGAAGCGTCTTGCCAATCTTGGCGAGAGTTTGATATGCTACGTTTGTATAAGTCAAGACCAGATGATAATGCCAAGGCAGTAAGCCAGTGCTTCTCATTACCTTTTAATATAGATACAGAGAGTTAATGCTTGACATACAAATTACTAACTGATATTGTTGCATTGTAACCTAATGAGGAAAAGACATGACAGCTTATAGAAAACCATTCTCTCACAATCTATACGGCAAGTATGATGGTGTGGCTAAAGAAACTTTAATCAAACACCTAGAGTATCATGGGCATACTGTAGTAAACAGTGAGGAATCTTATGATGCAGACGTAGTAACACAAGAGGGTGGAGAAACATACTTCAATGAAGCAGAGGTTAAGGCTGCATGGAAAGGAGATTGGCCTACACACTGGACAGAGATACGCATACCAGAACGTAAGAAGAAGTTGTTAAGTAAACACAAAGGCAACCTGACGTTCTATATCTTTCGTGAGGACATGCAACAGGCATGGCGTATTGATAGTTCACTACTTACAGATGATAAACTTAAAGAGGCTAAAGGCAGAAACATAATGAAGGGTGAACAGTTCTATCACATACCCTATGTTGAAGCACAGCTAATCAATGTAAAAGAATTAGAGGCTGCATGAGAAAAGCAATGAACAGAAACTCAAGGGGGTTGGGCAAATACGATGCCCCCCTCAAGGTACAGTATCAACAGGGGTACTATGCCTTCAAGAGAGGTGGGCAGATCAACCCCTTCCATACCGACACTATGCAATTCCGTGAGTGGAACAGGGGTTACGACAAAGCCTACTATGAGAACTTAACAAAGGTAAAGAAGGATGAACAGCTTAGAGAAGGACGTAAAGAATTTCATGGAGGGCAAGTACAACATGTCTGATTTCAATTCGTATCAAAGGTCAGCAGCTAAGACAGCCATCTATACAGACAAGGTTGTGTACCCTGCACTGGGCCTAGTAGGTGAGGCAGGTGAAGTAGCCAACAAAGTTAAGAAGGTCTTACGTGATAAGGACGGTGTGTTTACAGCGGAGGATAGGGACGCCATTGCCAAAGAGATTGGTGATGTGCTGTGGTACTGTGCCGCACTAGCCACTGACCTTGAATTAACACTAGGTTATATTGCTAGTCAGAATGAGTTGAAGTTATCTAAGCGTAAAGCTAACGGTACTATTGGTGGTAGTGGTGACGATAGATAGTGATAGTTACCTGCTAAACAGGCGGGAAGGTGGGAAGTTTTCTTGTAAGCCTTTGTTTATACTGAACAATAAGCATCCCGCCTCTATTAATTTGCCGGGACGATGCCGGGACGATGCCGGGATGGGGTGGGATGTTTTATCTATTGACAAAAGAAAAAGGGGGCTTAATTGCCCCCTCACTTTATTATCTGGCGTATTCTACCTTAGACATTAGCCCTTTAAAAAGAGTGGGCT